AAGAAATAAGTATCTAACGGAGCATACAGTGTTTCATTAGTTACTGATGTATTATAAGAATCTAATACTTTAGTTCCCCCAGGATTAGTATATCCTTCAAAGGTTACATTATTCGCTGAATTATTTATATATACAGTTACATATTGTAATCCTGTTAAAATATCAGTGGCATCATCTTCAGGATATGGATTTTGCATTGTCGGACCTGCTCCTGTAGTAAACTCATAGATATCCGATGAAACGTTTGAATTTCCATCATTTGCGTAGACTCTCCAATAATAAGTTGTTAGATATTCAGTTGCAAAAGTAGCCGTTGTAGAATTACTTGTATTTGCAGGATGACTACTATAAGTTGCTACATGAGTCCACGGAGCACTTCCAGTTGAAGAATTATACCATGAAACGGTTGTATCATTTCCACCTGCATCAGAGATAGTAATATTTAAAGTTGGTTGCAATGATATTCCAGTTGATTCATTAGCAGGTCCAGGTCCACTAAATGTTGGAGCAGGATTACCTACTGTATGTGTCCAAGCATCAGAATCCGTATCTTCTGCACTGTCATCATCAATTGCTTTAGCATATATAGTGTAACTTTTTCCTGAAACGTAAGTTATTCCTTCATCCTCTGCATTACAGTATGATTGTTCTGAATCACTATCATAAGAACCTGTTGAGCAAGGAGCATCATATACTTGTATTTTACCAGTAACCCATGCATTCGTGTTAAAATTATAATATTGTTTATCTGTACTATTATATAACCCCATTTGAGAATTAGAAATGGTACCATCACTATCATTTGAATACCATGTTATATTTGATACATCATCATTAGTTGCTGAATCTGGAATTGCCATTAATTCTGCAGTAGGAGCTACGTTTGGTGTATAACCAATCCTAACTCTAATACAATCTACGTAAGCTGTTCCAATACCTGCTAGGCACACTGCTCTAAGAGCTACTCCAAAATTAGTATCTCCTAAGTCTTCTGCTGTCGCACCAGTCCAACCCCAATTTGCAGGAGTATAATTATAAGTCCTTTCTGATTCACTTGCAGGCCAATTTGATGCAGTATAAGCTCTATTAGTACTAGCAGTATTGTTATCATCCTTTATCAGATAAAGTGATAAATCCTTAACCGAAGAGCCATGTCTAGTAATTCCGACTTCAATCCAATCGATAGTTGGATTTCCTTCAATTGCTTGGTCGACATCAAAATCTTGTACCCACAACCAATCAGTATTTGCTACAAATGCACTCAAAGATGCTGTAGCATCATTCGAATCTATACTTTGTGCATAAGAAGGATTAGACCAAGTAGCATGGCCTCCTGGTTCATCAACATCTATGTTTTGGAAAGAGTCTGCATATAGCCAACCTGTATTTGTTGATGGTGGTTCAGGTGGGTCGTCATCAAATAAAAGACCACCACCTCCTAAAACTATACTAGTTGTTCCAATAACTGCTAATTTCTTCCAGTGAGTCTTGACCCATCTGAATATATCATGTCTGAAATAGACCGCTCCTAAACCTAACAATATAAAAATTGTTAGTAATAATATTTCTATCATATATTAAACCTAATTAATTTTATCAAAACATTTCTAACATAGATAGATAAGGATGAATACTTGAGCGAAAGTTGCTGAATCAAAAAGTTTATACGCATCAAGTTCTATTCACTTATTTATCTTTTAATTCTACATCTCCATTTTCTTGGATATGCATAATGGTTTTTTTATTAACGCCATTTATCGTTTCTTGAAATCCTAATTTATATATTCTCCAGCGTTCTATTACTGTATTAGTTATAAACTTAGGAATATCTTTCGGTTTTACCCTTTGTCCACAATCAACACATTTGAAATCATCTGTTTCATCTGAGTGATTATATCTTTTATTACAATTAGTACAATACCAATATCCACGATCTCCGCATCTTGGACATTGCAGAGTACTTCTTAATGGTCCGATTTTATAACGGACTACTTCTTTACTCTCAAATTTGTTTTTACACTTAGGACAAGTGTAATATGTTGTTTGTTTTATGAAGTTTGTAGTTAAAGCACCTATTACTCTTCGGTTGCCAGTTATTTCAACTTCATATCTAGGCAAGAATATATTTGATCTTGCATTGAATTTCTTCTCTTCACGTAGCTTTTTTGCTAAATCAGCTGGGAAAGGATACAAACCAAATTTAATTAATTTATCTTGTTGAACTTCATTAAATAGATGAGTTTCTAAAGTATAAGGATCATACTGTGGAAGTGATGTTCCATCATTATAATGTGCTATCCACATATATACCCAAGAACCATCTTTTGGTGAGTTCATAAGAGACTTGGATGCCATGTTATCATTTATATATTTTTGTTATATCAGATTTAATACATTAAAACATACATTTAACTAACTTCGTCCCATACCCATGTAAACGTTTCTGGATCTGGTCCACCAGATGCTGCACTTGCACCTACCCATGCTTGATGAACTAGTAATTTAGAATATTTAATTCCAGTATCATCATCAGGCTCTATCTTTCTTGCATCTACTGTAAATGCAGAACCTAAAGCTGCCGCATCTTCAGCATTTGAACTCGCTGAATTCCATGCAGTATGTGCAGTCAATTTGTTTCCTGAAGTTCCTTGAGTACCATCTGCTTGATCATAATTTGATGATGCTACCCCATACTCAGATCCATCTCCAGAAGCATCTAATACTAATACTACTCCAGATGCTGCGGTTGAACCCCAGTTGAATAGATCTCCATCACAATACCATCTAATTGACGATACATAAGTATAATCAATTGATCCTTCATGTTGTCCTGATATAAATAGGAAATGTGATTTCCAATAACTTGGATTATGACCAGGACCCTCTGGAATTGGTATTGGGTAAGTTTGACCTGGTGTTGCACTATCTGTAGTACAATATCTAGCAGTGACTCCATATCCTTGTCCAGATAAGAATGTTGCATTTGCTATATTCCAGGAGGCACCATTCATTTCGCATACATATACATCTGCTGCCATATATTCACCATATATTAAATAACATTAATAACATACATTATCTTCTTCTACGAGCTTGCTTTGATTTCCTCTCTGCTTCCTTTCTCGCTTTTTCTTGCTCATTCCATTGGTATACGAAAGATTCTTCCAAGAAACGTATGCCTTGAGGATTCTCATGACGTTTCTGTCCTAATTCATAGGGAGAGCAACCAAGGAATTCACACAGTTTAAACTCTAGATAGCCGTATCCTGACTCAACGAAATTTCTTCATCTCATCTTGAGAGACTGAATGTCCTCTTTGGGACGCATCAATCAACTCAGTGATGAAATTTTGTAGGGTAGAAAACGACACATGACAGTCCCAGAATTCAGCATCTAATTCAGGATCAACTGATAGATCAGCAGCCATGGAGGCTAACTTTTCATAGATCTCCACCATTTTTACTAAACTATCTGGTTCTGCTGAACCTTCATATTTAGATGCAGACGCAGACAACATCATGATCGCAATCATTTCTTTGTTTGTTGGCCGCTTTGCTAGGACTTTCCTCTTTGTTTCTGGAGAAGTAGAGAAGACAACTTCAATTTTGTCTTCATCATAATCTCTCTCCAATTTGCTACGAGTAGCAATAAGAGTTGTCGCTTCTTCTACGAGTTTCTGTTTTTTACCTTTATCGTTCTTGACTTTATCTAAGAGTTCTTTCTTCTTTTCTTCGTGTGTTTTTTCAGTCATTTGCAGATTCTCCTAATCGGTTTTTCATAAAAAATAAAAAAATACATTAATTAACATGATAAGAGCTTACATCCAGTTGCATCGTCAGTTACTGTAAGATCGTATGGATTCAAGACAGTAAAATCGATTGATGCCTCGCTAAATGTAGATGCATCACCAACTGATAGATCAAATCCAGTGATAGCACCAGATGCGAATTTCCATTTAAGCCCACTATAACCTGCAGTTCCACCAGAAATTAAAATCTTAGTATTATTAATGAGTGAATCCATTAATATTCCAGCGGCACCACTACCTAATTTAACTGATGTCAAAGATCCTTCAATTGACAATGATCCTTGGGTAAAGTAATTACCTTTTTGACCGATGAGTTCCTGTTCAACAGTTCCTCTATCTAAAGTCAAAGAGAAATCTCCTATCCCAAGTACACCATGTGTAGCAGCACTTGGAGCTGCGGTTTGTCCCTTAAAGTAGATGAATGCGTCTCCACCAGTATAGGTCTTTAAATTATCACCATATGCCATGATTCATCCTCCTTAACACACCAGCCATCCACTAGTTCTAGTATAGACTGCGTTATATGGGTCTAATATAGTAAAGTCAATAGATGCCTCAGAGATAGTACTATTATCTCCAATCGATACGTCATAACCAGTAACCTGTGCTGAATAGAAGTAAAAACCAATACCATTACTACCACTATAAGTAGTTCCAGAAATTGTCATAACACTACCATCTACTAAACTATCCATGAATGCGTCAGACCCAGATGCACCAAATCTGCAACAAGTTAATGACCCTTCAATTGAAAGAGCACCTTGTGCAAAGTAGTTTCCTTCTTGTCCAACAAGTTCTTGTTCGATAGTTCCTCGATCGAATGTTAATGAGAAATCTGATACTGCGTGAAGTGTTGCAAGTTGACTGCCGATTGTTACGTAGACATTCTCACCAGTGACAGTTGCTACCATATTATCACCTTATTATTTATTACATTTAAACATACATTATACGATAGTTTCTAATGACCATCGTGTTATCTTTCTATGAGCATCTACTTCATCCTCAAATGCATCTGAGTCAGCAGTTTTTTCATATCCAGAAGATATCATTATTGGTCTAAGTAGATCCAATATTTGATAAGTTTGCATTAGACTTGTTCTAGAGTAAATATCTATTTGGAATGTAGCAATTTCATTAACTTCATTATCTGATTTATAACCAAACCGTCCAACAGCAGATCCTCCTGCTTGAATTATATTCACAGATGGATATGATATATCTTCATGATTCCATCCAACAGTTATATCAGCCATTGATGATAAAGCAGCATTTGCTTGTAATGAATCATACACGTCTTTTAATCGTTGATATGCCATTATACACTCACCAAGTATTCACTCATACTATTTTTAATCTTTGTTTGAAGATTATGCATGAATCTTTGATTATCCAATACTTGTTGTAAAAAACCATATCCTTCTTGGCCTTTCACTTCCTCTCTTAGTATTGCAGTTTCATAACTTTTAACTCCACCATGATAACCTAAAACCATGTAATTACCATGTTTAGGAGTTATAGTTCCTTTAACTCCGAATTCGACTGCTGCTGCGTGTTCACATATATTAGTTAATTCTGCAGTGACAACATTTCCATTAATTTTAGTGTCTATTATCCATGAAGACATGTCATCTCTACTATCTGCAAGGTGTCTTTGATGTAAAGGATCTCCATGGCCAGCATGGCCTCTTGGAGTTCTTTTAGCACCAATCTTTCTTAATAGATTTAGATTTGCTCTCTGAGCAACAGTGTCTAGAGCATCTCTTGCTGCATTTCTGGCTGCAATATTATATTTACTTGCCATCTTTTCAGCACGCTTAGATAACTCATCAATTCCAGTTATCTTAACTCTAGTATAAATCATAGTTCACTCAATAATGCTTTTCTAGTTAATCCACCAGAATCATCATAGACTTCTCTAACTTTATATGAATTGCTTTCGAACTTTATCTGATCATCAGTAGTTAATGTTTGTGTTGAAAGGAAATAAGCAGTATATCTTACATCCTCAAATTCTCCACCTAGTTTATTCTTTTGTTCTGCTGATATTGGAACTAATCTACACTTTACACCAGATTCGCTATATGACATAGTCTCAACCTCTTCACCTAATGCATTAGATGATACAGATTGTGTGTATCGTGCGACTGTTTTATTCAATAAACTTTCATAATGATTCATTTTTTACTCCTAATGTATTCTTCGTGGATAAATTCATGACATCTTCTACATAAAGTAACTAAATTAGATAGTTCATGTCTTCCACCCAACCTTATTGGAAGGATGTGATGACATTGTATTTTTCTATCCCCATTAAATTTGGTAGATACACACCTACCACATAACTGACATTTGAAGTTATCTCTATAGAATACTTTAAAGCGGAGTTTATTCCAATACCAAGGATACTTTTTACTAGGTCTATATTTCTTAACCATTCACCAATATTGGAGTTGTCCAATTGTGTTCGCTAGATGCACGTTTCTTGAGCATTTCATGGGCCATTTCTTCCCATGATTTAGCAGATTCATAGGCGTTAACATGCTTTCCTCTAGCAGTTGAATCGTAAGTTACGCTATAATCACCTAATGTAAATTCCTGAACGTCATTGTACTTCTTAGCAACTACTGGATTTCCTCTCATAATCTTAGACATTACTATTAATAATGCTGGGACTTTTCCTTTTGCCCTAGTTGGCATTGAATCATTAAAGTATGTAGCTTTAATATAGTCTTCAACCATCTCAATCTTATTTAAAAGATCTTGTTCACCAACATCATCGAACTCTAAAGGAGGAGAGAACGAGTTTCTAACTTCATATGGATACACTAAACTTGGAGCATAATCTGCCACTATCTAGTCACCTCTCCTAAAGTTGGATCTGTATCTCGTCTATCAATCTTAGTTTGAGATCGATCAGCAGGCATAGGTACATTCTTTTTATAATATGTATCCTTATATTTTATTTCATTATGTCCTTCTGCATCTTCTAAATTAACGTCCAATAATTCTTCATCAGTGAGTTTATTTCGATCGTATAGAGCATCGTTTAATAAGTCATTATATTCTTTTGTTAATTTATATTGATGTCCTCTTCCATGAAGCATGATATCACCATATAATAACATTATAACATACAGGGTTAAATAAAAGAAAAGATAAGTTGCAGAACGCAACTTATTTAATAATACAGTGCATGTGCTTTTGTTTGATCGACGGTTTTGACACCATATCTCATTGTTGCAGCGATTCCTACAAGATCGTGAATTGGATCATCGTATTGTTCGACGCTAATATCTCTTCGCATTCCTATCATACAATAGGAAGGATCACAGATAAGAGCACCAATTTCGTTTGCAGCATCATATTTGCCATTCCAAGAATACGTACCATCGGATGGACCGTTAATTGTGAGCATATGTTGTTTAAGTCCCATCATTTCACCAGCTTCATATCCTCTTAGTGCTCTGTTATCTCCAGCTTGGTGTGCTTGGAGTAAGTTGCTACTGGTTACCCAACTATGATAAGCAGTTGGAGTAAGGATAATATCAGTTGGCTGTCGGTTCTTGTTCTGTAAGTCTTTGATTGCACCAGCAATAAGACTTGGGCCACAAGCTCCATCAGAATCTGTCTTTCCAATATTACTATATGTAATAAGGTTACATGCTTCTCCAATTACGTCGTAGTTGAATTTGTGTTCAATCTTTTCACCAGCACGTCTCAATTCAAACTCTACCATATCCCAAAGTCCATCTTCAATAAGTTCATTGGTGATCACAGG